AGCGCGGAACATTTTCACCCGACGAGATCGGGCGGGGGAGGGCGGCGTGATAGCAGCGCTATCCTTGTTTGCCCGTCAGCATTTTGACTATCGCGTCAACGTGCGCCGCAATCCCACTGTTCAATTCAATGCATTGTGCTCGGGCAACGTCTTTGAATGCGAGGTCGTAGTTGTTTGCCTTAAGGACAAACGGCAGTTCGGCGGATTTGTAAATCAATCCGCTCATCTGGTGTTGGGCCTCTTCCGTATCTGGAAGATCCAGGTGCTGCAGCTCCTTTCCGAGCACCTCCAGCCGCTGTGCATTGGCTTCTGCTTTTGGACGGTCGCCGTTGAAAAGGCTGTTCGAGAACGCGTCGTCCGCGGAATCTGCGACCTCGGACAACAGGCGCTTGGTTGCCCTAATACCCTTGGCGACTTCGAGAGCGAGCGCCTGTTCGCTGATCAAATTCGATGCCTTCGCTGCTTCAGCTTGCTCGCGCGCACTCGCTGCGGCGTCTTGAGCCGCTTTAACCTGCTCTATTGCCGCTCCAGCCGCGATTTCGGAGCTATTGGCTTGCCGACGGGCGCTGATGGCTTGGCTATACGCGACAATGGCAGCTCCGCCTGCAACGAAGGCGGCTATGACAGCAACGATTGCGGACAGCCATTCGGGCGTCATCAGCAAGTCCTCTCTGGGCAATGCGCCAGCGTTAGCCGCCAGATACCTTTCACACAACGGGTCACTTCATGACCGATATCCCTGCCGACGATCTCTCGGCCGAGAGCCTGCGCGCGCTCATCACTGGTGCAGAGGCCGAAGCCGGCCCCGCAACCCCGTATGACGGGCCGGAATTCGGCGAGGATGACGAGGACGGCCCCTCCGACATGCCGGTGGAGGGGGTGAACCTCTCCGATGTCGAATGGTGCGCGGCGCTCGACGCCTCCGACACCGACAATGGCAAGCGCCTGCTGCGCCATTGCGGGCAGGATCTCGCCCGCATGCATGAGGTCGGCTCCGACAAGGCGAGCTGGGCCGTGTGGACCGGCACGCATTGGGACGCGGCCGACGGCGCTTTCCAGGCGCTGGCCAAGGCGCAGACGATCGGCGGGCTGATCGGCCTCGAGGCGGAGTTCCTGCGCCATACGCCGCCGGAGAACGCCGCGATCCGCAAGGCGCGGACCGATGGCACCAAGGAGAATATCGCCGCCAAGGATGCTGCCGTCGCGGCGCTGGAGAAGCGCCAGGCGAAGCGGCGCGCCTTCGGCGTTACCTCGAAGAACTCGGCCCGGCTCTCGGCCATGCTGACCTGCGCGGCACCGCATTGCGTGGTGAAGCCCGAGTCCTGGAATGCCGAGCAACGATTGACCTATGTCGCCAATGGCACGCTGCGCTTCCTGCGCGAGGCGACCGAGCCCGATCCCGACAATCCGGCGAGCTACCATAACAGCCATCGCGGCCGGCACGTCTTCGAGCCCGAGGGCTGGCGCCGCGAGCATCGCGTCACCCGCATGATGCCGGTGGCCTATGATCCCGAGGCCAAGGCACCGAAATGGCGCGAGTTCATCGCGCAGATGCTGCCCGAGGCGCTGGTGCCGGGCGTGGCGGCGGCTGTGCAGAAATATTCGGGCATCGGGCTGACCGGCGTGCCGATGCAGCTCCTTCTGTTCCATTACGGCCTTGGCGCCAACGGCAAATCCGTTTTTCTGGAGGTGCTGGCGCGGATCTTCGGCGCGCTGGGCGAGGGGCTGCCAGCAGAATCGATCTCCGGACAGGCGCAGAGCGCGGCGGGCTCGGCCTCGCCCGATCTGGCGCGCCTGCCGGGGGTGCGCTTCCTCCGCATCACCGAGCTGCCGCAGGGCGAGCCGCTGCGCGAGGCGCTGGTCAAGCGCCTGACTGGCGGCGAGAAGATGGACGTGCGGACGCTGTTCAAGGGCTATTTCGCCTTCCAGCCGCAGTTCAAGGCGCACATGTCCGGCAACGGCTATCCGAGCATCACCGGCTCGGACAATGGCATCTGGCGGCGCATGGCCGTGGTGCCCTGGAAGGTGACGATCCCGGAGGAGAAGCGTCGCGACTTCGAGGAAATGGTTTGCGAGCTCTGCGAGGAGGGGCCGGGCATCCTCAATTGGCTGATCGAGGGCATGGAGGCCTTCGACGCTGAAGGCCTCGTCCTGCCGCCATCCATGGTCGAGGCCGCGAAGGAATACCGCGACGAGATGGACCCGATCTCGGTGTTCATTGAAAGCTGCGTGCGGCCGATGCCGCCAGGCACCGTGGAAGCCGTGCGGGCTCGACACGCCTACGAGTGTTATGTCATCTGGTCGGAGGAGAACAGCCGGCGACCGAAATCGGAGACGATGTTCGGCCGGGTGATGGCGCAACGCTTCGCCAAGGCCGCGACCTCGGCCGGGAATGTGTATCTCGATATCGAGTTGCACGACATCCCGCCTCGGACGCACAGGCCCCGCAACCCCGATGATGCCGGTTCGGACCGTCCATGACCGTCCATTCCGTTGAGGGTTGTGTAGGGTTCATGGAGGGTTTCCGGCAACCCTCCATCGCGATTTCCGATTTCGCTTCAATGACATGGCGAGCGCTGTGGAGGGTCTGGAGGGTTTCTCTCGCCCGTATGCGTATTCAAAGGGGTTCGGGGTTTGAGATTTTTCTCATGCGTCTAGACCCCTTTAAACCCTCCATACCCTCCATACCAACTATCAAGTGTCTGATTTCCATCAGCTATTTCAAGTGGATAGTTCAGGGAAACTATCCATCAACCCTCCACAACCCTCCATTCGATGCGAAAGGGCGCTGAGATGGCCAAAGAGACGATCGGAATCGAAGCGCTGCTGCACCGGGCCTATGCCCAGTATCGCGTCGACAAGGTGACGCCGGCCGCCGTGCTTGGCATGCCGCGCTTCAAGCCCAACGGTTCGCTCGTCGGCGCGATGCAGGCGCTGCAGCTCGGCACCATCATCGACAATAGCGGGCCGGCCGCGAAGATGCTGGGTTTCCAGACCATGGCGGCGGCGACGCCGGATGACCTGCTCGTCGTTCACGACCATGTGCTGGCGCTGTCGGACTGGCTGATCGAGGGCGCAGAGGGCGACGAGCCGCAGGCTTGGAAGCGCTCGGAGATCGCCGAGCAGGGCTGGCGGATCGAGGATGCGGCCACGGGGCTGTGGCTGGTGCGCCCGGCTGAGCCCAGGGCGGGCGAGGCTTCGCGGGACGTGTGGTCGCGGCTGCATGAGCCGTACCTGACCGCGCTGGTGATCGAGCATGCCCGCAGTGGCACGCGGCCGGACCATGGCGGGCCGATGCCTGTGGCGAAGGGCCGGCCCAGCGAGGCCGTCCGGGCTGAGCGCGCCGGGATCATGCTGGCCCGCTCGGTCTATGCGACCTGGCATGCGGCGCTCGGGCTGCTGGCTGTGGCGCTGGATGGTGCGTTGACCAAGCATACGGTGAGCGGCCCGGTCAGCCCCGCGATGCCATGGGACAAGCGATCGCAGGGCGAAGTTTTCGTTCCCTATGCCGTTCCTGCCTGAAATCAGGGTAATCTAATGCGGCACAACCAATTGAGATTGCTAAGCAATCTCCTTCTTTGACGGCCGCACCCTCTTGTGGCATGTTCGGAGCATCCCAATAGGGAACTGAGCCGCCCCGCCGCACCAGCGCCGGGGCGGTTCGCGTTTCCGGCTCCGGCCCGGGAGGTCGCCATGTGACCCCATCGACCGACCCCGATCACCCCCGATCACGGGTCCTTCCCCGGCCTCCCCACCCCGCGACGAGTATTCGGCGCGGGATTTTACCAGCCGGACCTCCTCAAATCTGACCGAACACCCCGAACATGGCCGAGATGGACCCGAACACGCCCGATGCCGCGTGGGTGTCCATCAGCGAGCTCGCCCGCCTGAAGGGCTTGAGCAAGGCGGCCGTGTCGGAGCGGGTCAAGGGGCTCATTGCCAAGGGCCAGCTTTCGACGAAGCCCGGCAAGGGCAAGGTCGTCCTGGTCAACCTCGCCGCCTTCGACCGCGTCATCGGCGAAACCACCGACCTGGCCAAGGCGGCCGGCGCAGAGACGAAGCGCCAAGCAGCCATGCCATCGCCGCGCGATGATGCGGCGCCGATCTACACCGCCGAGCAGGCGCGCCACATGGCCTATAAGGCCGAGAGCGCCCGCCTCGACCTCGAGGAACGCCAGGGCAAGATCCTGCCGGTCGTGGACGTGGCCAACGCCATCGGCGCGGTCGGAGACGCGATCGCCCGCGCCATCGAGCAGCTTCCGACCATGTCGGACGATATTGCCGCCGCAGTCGGGCAGGCGGGGGCCTCCGGCGCTCGTGCTGCCCTGAAAGCGAAAGCCCGTGACCTGCGCGAGATCGTCGCGAAGGAACTGGCGCAAGTCCTGAACCTGAAACCCAACCCGAGCGAGGCGCCGGCGGAGACCCCGGACGACTGACGATGCAGCTTCCCGACGCTCTGACGATCGTCGTCGAGGCCCTGATCGCAGCCATCGCGCCGCCCGAGCAGATCGACCCGCCGACCTGGGCCGAGCGCGAGCTCATCGTCCCGGACGGCCCGCGGAAGCTGGAGCTGTGGAGCCGGCAGTTGACGCCCTTCGTGGCGGAGCCGCTGTCGCACACCAGCATCGACAGCCCGGTCAACGAATTCTGCGTGATGAAGTCGGCTCAGACCGGCTTCACCACTCTGATGATCGCCGGCATCGGCCACACCATCGATATCGAGCCGTGCGATCAGATGATCGTGCAGCCGACCGACGGTGCGCTGACTGACTTCAACTCGAAGAAGCTCCAGATCGCGATCGACAATTCGGAGGCCCTGTCTCGGAAGGTCGCGCCGCAGACGGCGCGCTCCGGCAAGGCCTCGACCACCTATGAGAAGCGCTACGGCGCCTGCTCGCTGACCCTGGCGCTCGCCTCGTCGACCGCGGACCTGCGCTCCAAATCGGTCCGCAAGGCCTGGTGCGACGAGATCGACGAGTATGCCGAGGATCTCGACGGGCAGGGCTCGCCCTTCGACATGATCGAGGCCAGGCAGGAAAGCTTCCTGGCGGACGGATCGTGGAAGCGGGTCTATGTCTCGACCCCGACCATCAAGGGCGGCTCTCATATCGAGCGCTACTGGGAAGGGTCGGACAAACGCAAATGGTTCGTGAAATGCCCGCATTGCCGGGACGAAGCGGGCGAAAGCAGCGAGTTCGTCTTCGAATTCGGGCCAAACTTCCGATATGACGACGAATGGCCCTACCGGGCCTATTTCGTCGCGCCCTGCTGCGGCTCGGTCGTCGAGGAGCATGAGAAGCGCGATCTCGTCCGGAACGGCCGCTGGAAGGCGACCGATCCCGGCCCGGGCAAGATGCCGGGCTACCATTTCAACGCGATGTCCTCGCCCTTCGTGCCTTGGCCGAAGATCGCGGAGCGGGCCGTCAAGGCCGGCAGTGACATCGCGAAGCAGAAGACATTCTACAACCTGACGCTCGGCCTGCCCTTCGAGATGAAGGGCGACGCGCCGGACCATGTGCGGCTCTTCGAGCGGCGCGAGGATGGCCTGCCGCGATACCGCGTCCCGCCCGCCGGCCTGCTGCTGACCGCGGCGGCCGACGTGCAGATGCGCGGCATCTGGTACGAGATCCTCGCAGTGGCGCCGAACGGCGAGAGCTGGGTTGTCGACGCGGGCTATTGCGACGGCGACACGTCTTCGCCGGATGGCGAGGCCTTCGCCCTGCTTCACAAGGCGACGATCGGGCGCGAGTTCGACGATGCCTTCGGCGGCAAGCGCTCGCTCGACGCGCTCGGCGTCGATTCCGGCTATCGCTCGCATGTCGTCTATTCCTGGGTCCGCCAAAACCAGCGCCTTCACCCGGACACGGGCAAGGATGTCATCCTGGCGCTCGACGGGCGCGACGGCTGGGCCTTGCCGGCGATCGGCATGCCGAAGCTGGTCGACATCGACCTCGGCGGCCACAAGATCAAGCAGGGCTGCAAGCTCTGGCCGGTCGGCACCTGGTCGCTGAAGGGCTCGATCTACGACGATCTGCGCAAGGATGGCCTGAAATCCGGCGCGCTGCGTGATCCGGATGGCTATTGCCATTTCGGCACTTGGCTCGACATGGGCTATTTCGAACAGATCACGGCCGAGTATCTGGCCGATGAGAAGTTCCGGGGCCGTAGCCGCAAGGTCTGGAAGGTCCGGCGGGATAACCACCTGCTCGACTGCCGGGTCTACAACAAGGCGCTCGCCGAATATCTCGGCCTGTCGACGACGACTGCTGACGAATGGGCGGCGCTGGCGCGCTACCGAGGCCTTCCGGTCGAGGTGACGAAGCGCGATCTGTTCTCGCCACCCGAGACGGCGCTGGGAACGACGCCCGCTGAAGCCCCCGAAGATGAGCCGCCGGCTCCCGCCGAAGACTGGCTGGGAGGGCGCGGCTCCAACTGGTGACAGATTTGCGAGAGGCCCAGAGATGGGCGGAGGCCAACCAGCCTGCTGCGGATCGGTTGGGCCGTGCCGGAAGCGCGGGAGCGCGGTCAGTCCTGCCCCTTCGGGCGCTAGGAGACACGGGATCAACACGGCGGACGGAAGCTCTCTCGCAAACTCTCTGAAACGGAAATGCCATGGCTTGGACGCAGACCGATATCGATCGCCTGAAAAAGGCGATTGGCACCGGCGCCAAGCGGGTCGAGTTCGGCTCCGGAGAAACCCGTCGAGTGCAGGAGTTTCGCTCTCTCGCGGAGATGTGGTCGATCCTCACCGAGATGGAAGCCGAAGTCGCGGGCGCAAATGCCCCGCCGCGTTTTGCCATCACCGAATACAGTCGCGATTGAGCTCTCATGAACCTCCGCGACAAGGCGATCGGCTGGATTTCGCCTGAGGCGGGATATCGGCGCGAGATGGCCCGCCAGGCGCTCGATGCGTCGCGAAGCTATGACGGTGCCCAGAATGGCCGCCGCCAGAGCAGCTTCCGCGTTGGCGAGCAATCCGCCAATGCGACGCTGTCGCGCGCTCTGCCGATCCTGCGCGCTCGCTCGCGCGAGCTGGTGCGCAACACCTGGCTGGGGTCTCGGGCGATCAACGTGCTCGCGTCGCATATCGTGACCCCAGACCTGACGGTCCGTTTCGACACCGGCTCGAAGCAGATCGACAAAGTTGTCCAGAAGCTCTGGGACGAGTGGGTCGTGACCTGCGACATTGAGGAGGAGACGGGCTTCACCGGCCTTCTCGCCTTGATGGTGCGAGCGCAGCTCGAGGGCGGTGACAGCATCGTCCGGATGCTCGACCGCCCCCTGAACGAGGGGCGCGACGTGCCGCTCGCCTTGCATGTCGGCGAGGGCGATCTGATCGACGAAAGTCGGGATGCATCCTCGATGCTTCCACAGGCGAGCCGGGCTCGTCTCGGTGTCGAGCTCGGCGACCACGACCAGCGGCTGGGTTACTGGCTGCATCGGGATATCCCAGGGGAGCCCCAGCGCATGCCGCGCTCGGGTCTTCCGCAAAGCGTGCTGACGCCCCGGGCGGAGGTTTGTCACCTCTACCGGCGCGAGCGCCCCGGGCAGGTCCGCGGTGTTCCGCTTTTCGCTCCAGTGCTGATGACCGGCCGCGACTTCGCGGACCTGATGGATGCGCTGGTCGTCAAGGCGAGGATGGAAGCATCGATCGGTCTGGTCGTCGAATCGAACGATGCGGCGACGAGCATGGGCAGCGCCGTCAAAAGTGCTGGTGAGAAGGCTTCCGAGCGGATCGAACGCATCCGCCCTGGCATGGTCCATTACCTGCGGATCGGCGAGAAGGTTCAGCCCTTCGTGCCTGCCTCCAACACGGCTTTCGAGCCGGTCAGCCGCTCGACCCTGATGGGTTTCGCCGTCGGCGTACGTCTGACCTATCACCAACTGACTGGCGACCTCAGCCAGGCGAACTATTCCTCGCTAAAGGCAGGTCTCACCGACCAGCGTCGGCAGGTAACCGAGGATCAGTGGCACATGCTCGTGCCGCAGGTGATCCACCGCATTGTCGAGAGGTTTCTCGATCGCGCGATTATGGCCGGACGACTGCAGCCGCGGCCGAAGGGTTATCGCCGCCACTACATCATGCCGGCATTCGAGCCGGTCGACCCGAAGAAGGACCTCGAGGCCGATATCCTCGCCGTCCGCGCCGGCCGCATGTCTCCGCAGGATTTCCTTGGAGCATGGGGGCGCGATTGGCGCGAGGTGGTGGCCGAGTATGTCGAGTTCTTCAAGGAGGTCGACGGCGGCGAGATGCCGCTGATCTTCGACATCGATGCCCGCAAGCGCTCGCGGACCGGGCAAGCCATCACCGACGCGGCTTCGCCCGCCCAGGAACCCGCCAATGACGATGCGTAGCTTTCCGGAGGGGCTGCCGCTCCAGACCGACGACATCGACACGTCGAGCGCTCGCACCCGGATCATCGACAGCTCGATCAACATCGAGGCGCGCACGGTCGACGTGATCTTCACGACCGGCGCGTCGGTGCGTCGGCGCCGCTGGACCGGATGGGACAGTTCGGTGCCCTTCGACGAGGTCCTGGTGGTGAGCCGCGACGCGATCGACCTCTCTCGCCTGTCGCGAGGGGCGCCGGCGCTCGATTCCCACTCGATGTATTCGTCCTATTCGCAGGTCGGGGTCGTCGAGCGAGCCTGGATCGAGGGCAGTGAGGGCATGGCGACGATCCGCTTCCCGAAAGCGGAGATCGACAAGGCTGCCGATCGCATGTTTGGGTTGGTGACAGACCGCATCATCCGCAACATCTCGGTCGGCTATTCTATCGACCGGGCTCGCGTGATCGAGGCTGAAAAGAAGGGCGATGTCGAGAAGCGCATGGTCGAGCGCTGGACGCCCTATGAAATCAGCTTCGTGACGATCCCCGCCGATCCCGGCGCGCAGGTTCGCTCGCTCGATCAGGTCGCGCGCTATCCGGTCGACTTGGCGGCCCCCTTCGCCGCCTCGGCCGCCCTGACCCGCATGCAGATGCGGCGCCGTCAGTTCGCGGCCTGAACCCCTTTGCCCCCTGCACGTCCCGGGACGGCAGGAGCGGCGCTCCCATTCGTCCCGGACCCACCAGGAGTGAAACCATGACCATGAATGGTCGGTTCTTCGTCGGCGCGCTCTGCGCCATGGCGGCGGTGATCGCCGTCACCATCTTCGCTTCGGATGCGGCCTTCGCCGCGCCGCTCTCCGGATTGTCGTTCCGCCATGCCGATCCGACCTGGCTTCAGACCGCCATCCAGGCCTCGCCCGTCATCCTCGGCCTGAAGGCGCGCCTCAAGGAGGTGACCGACAAGGCCGATGCCAAGATGACCGAGGTCAAGGACGGTCTCGCGGCAGATGCCCTGCGTGCAATCGAGGACGAGCACGGTAAGCTTCTGGCGGAGGCCGAGCAGATCCGAGGCGAGATCGCCACCGAAGAGGCGCGTCAGGCCGTTCAGCCGGACAATGGCGCCGCGTTGCGCGCCGATCGCCAGCGCAGCAACGACATCCTCGAGGTCGCTCGGCGCGCCGGTTACACCGGCAACGAGGCGCAGGAGGCTATCAACGCCGGCACCACGGCCGAGGCCTTCCGCGCTGCGGCCTTCTCTGCACTGGCCGGCCGGCAGACGCCGTCGAGCCATGTTCGCATCGATCGCGACGAGACCGAGACCCGCCGTGCCGCGATGCAGGAGGCGCTGACGATCCAGCTCGCGCCGCATGGTGCGGCTCGCGCCGAGCCCAGTGACGCCGCACGCGGCTACATGGGCCTTGCCCTCGTCGAGCTCGCTGCCGAACGTCTCGGCGAGCGTCGTGTACCGATGGGCTTCGGCGCCCGCGAGGAGATCATTCGTCGCGCCTTCCATGCGACAACGGACTTCCCGATCTTGTTCGAGGGCGCGCTGAATTCAGCTCTGGCTGCCCGCTACGCGCTGGCCCAGCCGACCTATCGTCGCATCGCCCGTCAGCGCAGCTATGCCGACTTCCGCGATCACAACACGATCCGCGTCGGCGATTTCCCGGACCTGCAGGAGGTCAATCCCGAGGGCGGTGAGATCAAGCCCGGCACCTTCTCCGAGAGCAAGGAGAAGACCGCGGTCAAGGCCTATGGCGTGCGGGTCGACTTCTCGCGCCAGATGCTGGTCAACGATCGCCTGAACGGCCTTGTTCAGGTACTGAACGACCGTGGCAACGCCGTCGCCCGCTTCGAGGATCGCACCTTCTACGCGATGATGCTCTCCGGCGCGAACAACGACGGCCCGACCCTGAACGACACGGCCCGGCAGGTGTTCAACACCACGGACGCTTCGAAGGCCGCGGCCAACGCCGCCATCACCGTCAACTCGGTTGCGCTCGGCCGCGCCGCGCTGCGCAAGCGCAAGTCGAAGGACGGTTCCGAGCTCGAGATCTCGGCGGTGATCCTCCTCGTCGGTCCCGACAAGGAACTGGAGGCGCAGCAGCTCGTCGCGCCGATCCAGGCGCAGCAGGTCGGCAACATCAACCCGTTCTCGGGCAAGCTGGAGGTCGAGGTCACCGCGAAGATCGTCGGCAACGCCTGGTATCTCTTCGCCTCTCCGCAGGAGGTTCCGAACTTCGAATGGGGCCTGCTCGACGGCTACACCGCCCCGCGCTTCCGCACTGAGACGCCGTTCGGCATCCAGGGCGTGAGCTTCAGTCTCGAGCACGATTTCGGCTGCGGCGCGATCGACTTCCGCGGCGGCTACAAGAACGTGGGTGCCTGACCGGCGCCTTTCCCCCTCGAAAGGGCTTTGACCGATCCCGCTGGCCTGGCCGGCGGGATTTCCAAAGCCCTGTCATGCAATCCGGAGATTCTCCATGAAGAATTCGGTTCAGTCCGAAGCCGATGCCATCGACTTCCTCGCCCCAGCGGGTGGCGTGGTCGGCGGTCAGGGCTTCTTGCTCGGTGCCATCTTCGGCGTGGTGCGCCATTCGGCGATCCAAGGCCAGAAATCCATCCTCGACCTGAAGGGCACCTTCACCCTTCCGAAGACGGCTGCGAACACGCCCGCGCCCGGAGCGAAAGTCTATTGGGACGATACGGCCAAGAGCATCACGACCACTGTCGGCTCGAACGTGGTGGCCGGCATCCACGCCGGCCTTGCCGCGGCCGCGGGCGGTGACGCCACCCTTCCGGTGCGCCTCAACGGCGTCGCCTGATGGCCTGCAGCGGTGGTTGCGCCGAGCGGGGCGAGCTTATCGCCCGCGCCGGCGCGGCCGCGGTGCGCGGGGCCTGGCAGGAGGCGGGGTCAGCGGTAAGAGCCGCCGCCGCCTCGGCCAGGGTCGATCTCGGCAAGGTGGCCGGCAAGGTCGCGCAGGCGGCGCAGGCCGCCCTGGCGCGGCGCCAATAGGCGAGGGCTCCCGATGAGTCTCGAGGTCCGGACCGATATCACCCTGAAGAGGCTCGACGCCCTGGTGATGGCGGCGGGGGCGAAGGCGAACCGGGCGATCGCGCGCGGCCTCAACCGCGCCGGCACGCCCGCCGCCAATGCCGGCAAGCGCAATATCCGCGAGGTCCTCGGCCTGCGGAAGCACCCTTACGCCAAGGGCACCGTCACCCAGGCGGTGAAGCGCTACACCTCGATCCGAAACGCGACCGCGGCGACGCTCACCTTTTCCATGGCCGGTTTCGGCCGGGGCCTGCCGCTGATCTGGTATCAGCCGAAGGAAACCCCGGCCGGCGCGACCGTCCACTGGCTCGGCGCCCGCAAGCTCGTTCCGCGCAGCTTCTACCTCTCCGGCAAGTTCCCGCGCCGCAAGCGCAGCCGCATCTCGCATGCGGTCTGGGAGCGTACCGGCAAGGGCAAATGGGCGCTCTCGCGGCCGCGCGGCCCTGGCGTGCCCGAGGCCATGCAGACCCGCCCCTTCGCCCGCGGCTGGGAGCGCGACGCCTCAGCCCGCTTGCCTCACCACATGAAGGAAGCGCTGCTCGCCGCGCTCAGGGGCTATTGATGTCGGCTTTCGACGATCTTGACGCCATGGTGCTCGACAGTGCCGGTGTCTTGTTCGGCAATACCGCCACCGTCGTCCCGATGTCGACCGGCGGCGGCGTCAACGGCAAGCCCGAGGCTGATCCCTCGCGCCAGCCCATGGTTGGTGTCGTCGTCATCCGTTCGGAATGGCCTGAGCGCGTGCAGATCGGCGGCAATGGCATGCCGACGCCGAAAGGCGCGTTCGGTGCCGCGGCGGCCGGGCTTCGTGCCGTCGCGACCGTCAAGCTCGACGGTCTCGCCTGGGTTCCAAAGAAGGGTGACGAGCTGATCTTCGATGATCGGCCGGATACCCGCTACCAGATCGCCGAACCGATGCCGGACGGCCTTTCCGGCCTGCATCTGGGCCTGTCGAGGATCGCCGGATGATGCTCGCCCGCACGGCGCTGCGCCTCGCCGTCATCGAGGCGCTCGCCCCCTACGCGCAGGAAGCCGAGGCCAATCCAACCTGGCCGACCTTCGCCGGAAAATTCGTCTTCGACACAGAAATCCGCGCGACCGCACTGGCCGATGTCGACAAGCCGGTCCCGATCATCCGTGTCACCACGGACGAGACTGTGCTGAAGGCGGACGGAACCGATGTCACGCTCGAATCGAGTTCGACCGCGCAGGTCATCACCCTGGCTTGCGAGATCTTGGTCCCGGTCAGGGCCGGAGACGGTGATTCCGCCGAAGTTCAGGCGGTTGGCCCGACAGACGCAGCGGCCGAAGCCCTGCTCGACCTGATCGAAGAGCAGATCAAGCAGCGTCTCGACGAGGCGCGGATGAACGGCGCGCTGGAGCGCGTCCTCGTCTCGATCGTCGAGATGGACAGCTTGTCCTATCGCGACCCCGATACCGACACCCGGCTGTCGGCTCGTCGCCTCGAATTCTCCTGCCGGGTTCATCGTGGCCGTCGCTGGCCGTCACCCTTGCCCGCTGATCCGCAGCCCTTCGACTATCTGCCACAGCCGCTGGCGGACGTAGCGCGGGCGCTGCCGGTGGGTAGCTACGGACACAAGATCGCGACCATGCTGGGCAGCCTGATCGGCCGCCCGGCCGATTTCCCGGCGCTGAACGAGATGCGCCTGGCCATCAACCTGAAGCGCGACGGCGGAGACACGCCGCCCGCGACCGCCGATGCCAGCCAGACGCCGCCCGTCGGCGATATCGGCGGCTCCATCACCCTGTAGACGAGGCCACCATGAGCCTGATCAAGACCGTCGTCCTGGCGGACAAGGCCGCGCGCGTGCCGTGGCCGGGAAAGCCCGGCAGCCTGCTGCCGGCCGAGCCTTTCGAGGTCTCGGTCATCGACCCCTTCTTCGCGGGTCTGATCGCCGACCGCACGCTGGTCGATCCTCCGGACGAGCAATCCGCGCCGCCTGCCAGGCCGGCGAAATCCAACGCCTGACCCCTTCCCCCTCACCGGAGCGCTGCGCATGGCCGTGCTGTTCAACTACATCCCGGGCAGCGGCCTGATCGCGCCTGGGACCTTCTTCGAAGTCAATTCCGGCGGCCAGTATGAGAGCCAGTCCTTCGGCGTGATCGCCGCGCACAAGGCCTCCGCCGCTGGCACGCTGGCCGACAACGTCCTGACGCCATGCTCGACGATCGGCGAGGCGGCTGCGCTCGCCGGCGTCGGCTCTCAGCTCTATGAGATGTTTCGCGTGGCCCGTCGCGCCGCGCCGGTTCAGCGGATCTATATCGCCTCGATCCCCGTTACCGGAACGGCTGGCCAGTGGACCATCACAATCGGCGCCCTTGCGACGGCTGCCGGCGACGGCGTGATCGAGATCGCCGGGCGCAAGGTCAAGGTCGCCAAGGCGGCGAGCGAGACGGCGGCCCAGACCGCGACCGCGATCGCCGCCGCGATCAACGCCTTCGTCGACCCGCTGACGTTGGCCTATCTGCCGGTTACCGCCGCGGCCAACACCAACGTGGTGACGCTGACGGCGCGCCATGCCGGCACGACGATGAACGAGCTCGAGGTCTATGCCGACCCGAACCTCGCGGGTAACGTGTACGGCGCCGGGTTGACGATCGCGCAGTCGGTTCCCGCGACCGGCGCTGCTTCGATCGCGACCCTGCTGGCCAATCTCGGCGACCTGCCGATGGACTGGATCCTCACCCCCTTCGCCGATGCGACCAATCTGGACGCCGCCGCCGCGGCGCTCTCCGATGTTTCCGGCCGTTGGGCCTGGAACGCCCAGCTCTATGGGCATTATCTCACGGTCAACACCGGCAATACCGGCGCGCAAACCACGCTCGGCCTCGGCCGCAACGACCGGCATATCTCGGTGCTCGGCCGTGTTGCCTCGCCGACGCCGGGTTGGGAGTGGATCGCGGCCTATGTCGCCCGCGTGCTGCCCTGGCTCACGGACGACACCAACGGTAATGCGGCCCGCAACCAGAGCGATCTGGTGCTGGAGGATATCCGCCCGCCGCGCGATCGCTCGACCTGGCCAAACTATGCGGTGCGTAACACGCTGCTCGGATCCGGCATCTCGACCTGGAAGGTCAACGGCGTCGACCAGGTGGTGATCGACAAGCTGATCACGATGCAGCGCACGAATGCGCAGGGCCTGCCGGATACGGTGTTCCGCGATATCCAGGCGATCGCGCAGACGATGCTGGGCCTGCGCTATCTACGCTGGGGCCTGTCGGTGCGCCATGGCAACAAGGCGCTGGCGCGGGCCAACCCGTCCAACCTGCCTTCCATCTCGACGCCGGACGATATCAAGGCCGATTGCGTGTCGCTCTATGGCGACCTGGTGGATCGTGGCCTGTTCGAGGACAAGGCGGAGTTCGCCCGCCGGATCAAGGTCGAGATCGACGCCTCGAACCCGGCCCGCGTCAACCTCGCCGAGCATCTCGACCGGGTGAACCCGCTCGATATCCTCGCCAACAACGCGACCTTCTACGCGCAGTACCCCGCCGCAGCCTGACGGTAGGCGATCCGCATAGGCCCGCCGCGCCGCGGCGGGCTCCCTTCCTGACACGACCGGAGCCTGACCCATGGCTGACTATGGCCTGATCAAATTTCGCGGGCCGAGCGGCCGCAACTACTCGATCCGCGGATCGGTGAGCCACAATCCGCTGAATTTCAGCGCGGAGCCTGTGGTCAATCTCGACGGCACGGTCGACCGCACCTTTACGCCGCAGGGCTATCGCGCCTCGATGTCGCTCGCCGCACGCGACAGCGATGGCAACCCGACGCCGATCGGCGAGCTGATGGCGCTCGACAAGGTCGATTTCACCTTCCTGCACGACAGCGAGCGGATCGACCGATTCTATGGTCGTGCCAAGCTGACCGGCGACCCCTCGGTCGACGACGTGTCCGGCGAGATGTCCGGGATCAACGTCGTGTCCGAGAGCTTCCTCGAGGTGCCGCGATGACAGAGGCGGTTCCGGCCACCGCCGTCCCCAGGCGTGAGGATCTGCCAGACGGTTCGGTGCGCATCGTCTTCGCCGCGCCGATCCTGTTCCATGCCGAGCCGAGGTCGTCGCTCACCTTGCGCGCGCCGACGGCGGGGGAGCGCTGGGAGATTGGCGACCCCCGCAGCTATATCGAAAACGCTGCGGGCCTGGGCATGGCCTATACCGATCGCGAGATGCTGGTCCGCTGGATCAGGCTGCTGATCGTCGACCACGATTTCGACTTCATCGCCCGTGATCGCGATCTGTCACTCGCGATTCTTATCGAGGATGTCGTCCTCGGTTTTTTCACGAAGGCGCGGATGCGGTTGAGGCCGCCCTCCGCGCCCTCGCCAGATCCGGGTCAACCCCCCGCGACTTCGCCGGCATGACGCTGCCCGCGCTGATGCGGTGGGCCGAACTCTACAGGTGAGCCATGGTGGTCGCGGTTCGGGCCGAGGCCCTGCTCACGGCTCAGAACAAATTGCGGCCCGGACTGGCCTCTGCCGCCCGAGATCTGGATCGCTTTCGCGGTCAACAGACCAAGGCGATGAGCGCCTTCCAGTCCGTGGCGTCCCGCGCCATGGCAGCGGTCGGCGGCGCCCTGGCTGGCTACAGCATCGCGCAGAACCTGAAGGAGGCACAGCGGCGCTTCGCCGAGGTCGACCGCTCGATGTCGCGGATCGGCATCACCGGCGACGCGACCGTCGAGGCGACCCGCAAGGGCACCGAGGAGCTGCGCAATCTCGCGCGTGACACGGCGACGCTGTTCGATCCGGCGAAGCAGGGTCTCGACGCCATCACGGCCTCAGGCCGCGATTTCGGTGACGCCATGAAGATGATGCCATCCGTGCTGCGCACGGCACAGGCGTCAGGCGCGGGCGTCGAGGATATCGCCAATTCCTCGACTGCGCTCATCGATCACATGAAGATCGCGATCGAGGGCTTGCAGGAGGCGCAGGACACGCTCGCCATGGGCGGCAAGCTCGGCAAGTTCGAGCTGAAGGACATGGCGCGCTACCTGCCGTCCATGCTGCCGGCCTTCAAGGCGCTCGGCGCCAGCGGGCAGAGCGGTCTCAAGTCGCTTGTCGCCATGTTGCAGGTCATTCGCGGCGGTACCGGCACCTCGGAGGAGGCTGCATCCTCGGCCAGCAACATCTTCCAGAAGATGGAGAGCGAGGAGACCGTCAAGCGTTTTGCCAAGTTCGGCATCAATCTCCGCAAGGAGATGGAAAAGGCGCGGAAGGAAGGCAAGAACCTCGTCGAGGTCTTCACCGAGCTGTCGAACAAGGCCGTAAAGGGCGACTTGTCGAAGCTGCCGCAGCTCTTCAGCGACATG